TCTCTTGGATGTCGGCATCGCTCGCGGCATCCGTGATGCGGAGATGGGTGGCTTTGACTTCCGCCACCGTCCACAACGGGGCCGCGAGCGTGACGCGGGAGAACGTGAGGCTCATGGCTGCACCGTCTCGGCGGGCGGGGTGGCGGGGGTGGGAGCCGCCACCGCGGGCTGCGCGAAATCACGCGCGGCCAGCGCCTCAAGGCTGTAGTACTGCGCTTGCAAGTACGGCGTCTCGCCCCCGGGCACCGGCCCAAGCCCGAAGTACTTGCGGCGGGCTTCGTTCGGGCTCATCGCGCCACTCGAGATGGCTTCGTGGGCCGCTTTCGTTTTCGTGGACGTGTCGAGCCAGATGAGATCGTCCACGTCAAACTCCGTCCCATACGGGGCGGGCAGCTCGAGCCCCACATCGAGCGCGGCTTCGATGGCGGTGAGATGCGTTTGCAAGCACTGCGAGTGGTACTGGAGCGTGCTCGCTTCGCTGTTCGCGTAGGGCGGTTGCTGGCTGCTGTCCACCATCGAGATGGGCACGCCGAAGCACCCCGCGATGGCTTTGGCGCTCCACCCGATCTGCTCAATCCACTGGCTGTCTGCCGCGCTCGTGCCCACGGGCTCGTACTTCATCCCGTTGCCGACAATCGCGGTTTTCCCCGCGCCCAAGTTGTGCCACGTCTCGCTCAAGCGCTGCGCGGTGGCCGGATCGATCTCCGTGGGGGCGATGAGCATCCCAGACGGACGCCCGCCCGCGCCGAAAAACGACGTGCTCACGTCTTGCATGGCGAGCCCTTGCCGTGCCGCCCCGCCACACGCGTACAGCGGGGAGAGCCCCACGAGCCAATGGAACACGCAGTTCCAGCGGTCATGGATGAGCTCACGGGCGGGCACCACGAGCGGCGTACTGCTCGCGGGCATCCCGGCCAAGTCACTCGCTTGCAGCTCGTAGTACACCGCGCCATCCGTGGCGATGAGCGGCTTCACTTTCGTGGGCTCCAGGATGTGGAGCGCCACCACCACGTTGCGGTCATCCCGCACTTTCAGCACGTACGTATTGCCGTGGAGCAGCTTGGAGAGCATCCACGTTTCAAAGAATTGCGCGGCGGTCTGGTACCCGTTCGGCTTGCGGAGCACGGGCGAGAACGCGGGGCTCGTCGTCTCGGTCCACACGCCGTGGGCATCGAGCGCCACGAGTCGCAAGGGGAGCTTGCCAATATCCGATGCGATGAGCGAGACGCAGCGGAACACCACCGGGTTGGAGAGCGCGGACTCCAGTACGAGCGGATCGTTGTTCTGCCACGCCCCGGTATAGGGCTCCCGCACGATGGGTGCCCATGCCTGCCCCACGGGTGACGCGGGCACCCGGGGGGCAAACATCTGGCGGATCGTCGCGGTGAGCCCCATCGGGTGCTACTTGTCTTTGCCGGTGGCCCGTGAGCTCACCTGGACATCCACGCCCGTCGGCGAGGGCCACGCGGTGGCGGTGAGGTACTTCACCGTATTGGCCCCGATGCGCTTCCAGGTGATGTACCGCTCCGCACGAATGGCCACCGCGTTCATCTGGAACATCGAGACGAGCACGGTGGTGGCGTCCACGGGCGAGACGGGAGCCGAGTCCATCTGCAAGCTGGCTTCCGTGCTCGCGTCAATCGTGACGCCGCCATCGTCGGCCATGAGGATGTATTGCGGCTGCAAGGCCACCACATTCGTGGTGAGCGCATTCGACGTGATGAACGTGATGCCCTTGTAGCTCCCGCCCGCCATCGTGATGCCGGGAAATTCGGGCGAGCCGTCCAGGTTGGAGCGGAACGAGAGCGCGAGCGCGTTCTGCGGGGACATCAAGAACGTGAGCCCATCCACCGGGAGCCCCGCGGCCACGAAATGATTGATGAGCCCCATGATGTCGGCGAGCGGGTTGGTGGTGGCCGCGGCGGTGGGAGCGCCGTTGGTGATGGACGCGGGATTGACGCCTGCCACCGCTGCCACCGCGGGATTGATGAATTGCGCATCGAGGAACGCCGCGATGTCCTTCACCATCGAGTCTCGCACCACGGCTTCCGCGCTCGGGTTGCTGAATCGCACGAGCTCTTGGGAGAGCACCACGATGCCCGCCACCTTGTTGAAGCCGAGCGACTCCATCGAGAACGCCATCGCGCTCACGGGCTTGGGCTTCAATTCGCCCACCCACCCAAACGTGCCGCCCGCCGTCTGCGCGGGGACGTTCACGTTGAACGGCACATTGCGGAGCCCGGGGATCTTCCCGAGGATCGTGTTGGCCCGGAGCAGGGGCAGAAAATCGCTCGTGATGGACGGATTCACGAGCGGCTTCGCCCACACCGCGTCCGTGGTGGTGCCCGCGGCCACCGCCGCCTTGAGCGCGAGCGCCACCTCTGGCGTCTCGCGGCCCCACCGCTGCTGTGCGTACGTGGCCGCATCCGTGCTCGTGTACTTCGACGCGAGCTGCGCGATGACGTACCGCGCCATGCGGATGCCGGGGTCCACGTTGCTCGTCACGCTCACGCTGTACGTGCCCGGGGCGGTGGTGCTCACCCGCGTGGCGCTCTTGGCCATGAGCGCTTCGTGGGCCTGCCACCGCGTCACATCGGCATCGAGCTGCTTGCTCTGCGCCAGGAGCCCGTCATACGTGGTGGACTCGTCCGCGGTGAGCTGGCGTCCTTCCGTGGCGGTGGTGGACATGAGCGCGTCCATCTGCGCGAGCACGGCAGTCTGCTTCGTGGTGAGCGTGGTGATTTGATCGGCAGCGGTCATGGATCGGGACTCCGTGCAGCCACCGGGGGCCGCAAGCGCTTTCACAAGGTGGATGGACGCGGAACGATTAGCCGGGATGGTCACGAGCGAGAGCTCACACACCTCCGCGGCGGTGATGTGGCGGGTGCCGTTCTGGAGCTGCTTCACGCCATCGGCGAGCACGCGGAAGCCAATCGATGCCCCGGAGAGCACGCCCGCTTTCACGCTCTGCCACGCTTCATCCACGCGGGATTTCAGCGCTCCAGGCTCGTCGACGTGGGGCAGCGTGGCCTCAAACGTGAGCCCGCTGGCGCTCGCGGTGAGCACCGCGGTGCCGATGGGTTGATCCGCCCGGTGATGGAAGAGCAGGGGCACGGGGTTGCGGAACGTCACCCCCGCCATCTCCATCACATCGCCGTGGCGGTCCAGCTCGGGCGTAGACGCCACCCCCGAGATCCGGCGGGTGGGCGCATCGAGCGCTTTGATGGTGAGCAGGCTGTACGCGCGGTCCACGGCCCCACGAGTGTGAGCACGGCGGGCGAGGGGCTCAAGGCACCGGCTACACCATAGGTGGGGGTGCTCGAGCGGGCCGGCGTCTATATGTAGGGGTGTGACAGGGTAGGACACACCCCACTTGCTTATTAGCCAAGCGCTTCGCTAGAATAGGCGGGTGAAGAGCGACAAGCGACCTAAACGGGTATTCACCATCGGCGAGACGGTCACGATCTATGGCCGCACGCTCACCGTGGTGGCGATTGATGGTGAGGGGCAATGCAAAGCCACGGATGGCGTGGCCACGTTCTGCTATTCGCATGGCGGAGCGCGGTGGGTAAAGCCCGGGGCGTATGCCACGCTCGATCACTTCCTCGCGGCGTCAGACGGGGGGGCGAAAGAGGAAGAGGGAGCGCCCATCCCCCGGGGCACACGTCGCCATGTGCACGCTGAGTGCCCGTTCTGTCTCTGCCAGAGCGCGGCGTCAGACGGGAGCCCGCGATGAGTGAGCGATTCCCAGACGAGGTGTTGCGAGAGGCCAATGCGGCGGCGGTCAGCGCAGCGAGGCGATATGCGGGCGGTTCAACGGAGTACGTGGCGTCTCGCGCGTTCGCCGCGATGCGGGCCGTCCTAGAGGGGCATCTGGTGTACGACAACGTTTGGATCGTGACCGAGTTCGATAGCCGGAGGATTCGCGGCGTGTTCCGCTCACAGGCGGATGCAGAAGCAGGCATCGCCGCGATTAGCGCTGAACATCCAGACCTCACACGCGCGGATTTCGTGATCGAAGTGCAGCGCGTTCGGGCCATAGGCGCGGCGTCAGACGGGAGCCCGCGATGAGTGAGCGATTCCCAGATGAGGTGTTGCAGCGGGCCGAGGCGGCTTATGTCAACGCCTTTACTGTAATGGCCGAGATAGCAAGCTACGAGGCCACGAAGGCAGCAGCTTGCGCCGCGATGCGGGCCGTCTTAGAGGGGCATCTGGCAGAGCAGGAGACAGAACACCCGACCGTGACGTGCGAATGTCCCCATACGCCCGATTGCCCGCTGGTGGCGTCAGACGGGAGCCCGCGATGAGTGAGCGATTCTCGGATGAAGTGTTGCAAGAAGCAATTCACGCTTGGCACAGTGCGCCTGGTAACGCCTCGCTCGCCGCGATGCGGGCCGTCCTAGAGGGGCACCTGGCAGAGCGGTGTGACAACGAACTGACGCGGAAGGTTGACGGGAATATGACTGATTACGTCTGCGGACTGCCACGGGACCATGAAGGCAGTTGTCAGTGGCGTCAAGTAGCGTCAGACGGGAGCCCGCAATGAGCTTTGATCGCTCCGCCGCCAAAGACGCCGCGGCCCGGTACCACCACACGAACGCCGCGGTGCTCCTGGGGCGCAAAGGGGGCAGCGTGAAGAGCGAGCGCAAGACCGCCGCGGCCCGCGCCAATGCGAAGCGGCCCCGCCCGCGCAAGCCCTGGATGATGCTGGAGTCACAGCCAGATCCCAAACGCTAGCGCGGTTTCGTCGCGCCTTGTGTCAGGGTGAGCTCGTCCTCCGTCAAGAGGTACGTGGGGCCATGCCCGAGATTCGTGAGATGGGCATCCGTGAAAATCTCTTCCGCCCGCGCAAAGCCGCAGAATTTAAACGTGGGATAGGGATCGGGCAAGAGCAGGGCGTACACGTTTGCCGCCATCTCTTTGTCGCGGTGCAAGCACAGCATGTCGCCGTACGGGGTCATCCTGGTCTTGATGTCCACCGTGGCCCCCCAGCGCGTGGCGTCTGACGTGGGATGTGAGCCAATCGTGAAATCTGGCCACACGTTGAAGTACTTACAGAACGCCAGCTCCGCCGAAAAGCCCATCACGTGAATCTGCTCGGACGTGGAGCTGCTGCGAGGGCTTCCCGTGCGGCCCGCGGTGGTATTCCACGTGTGCCGTTGGCCCCCCACCCACTCGGCGATCTTCACCTCATGCGGGGTGAGCGTCACGCTCCGGTGATTCATGGGCTCTCCCGTTTCGTGGCCCGCGCCACCATCTGCCGCAGCCACTTCGCCAGGGGCAACCCCGAGCGCTCGGCGGTCTTAAGCGTGAGATCGTATTGCTTCGCCGGGAGCCGAAAATGCACGCTCACGCTCTGCTCTTCGGGGCGGAGTCGCGGGGGCCGCGGCTTCATCCCACCACCACCATCTCGTAGCTCGGCGCTTTCACGAGCTGCTGCCGGTCCATGAGATCCACCGCCATGATGAGCGCCACCACGCCATCAATCCGCTCGGTGCTCTTCGTCTTGGACGGCTTGAGGTTGCCCGCGGCGTCCCCTTCCACCGCCACGTTGCTCACGTTCCACCGGAGCAGCGGGTGGCCATCGTGCCGCAAGCGCCGAGACAAGACGGCTTGCTCGAGCGATTTCGTGGGGGCGGAGAGCGAGCCGAAGCCCTGCCGCATCGAGACGCAGACGAGCCCGTCTTGCTGCTGCAGCCGGGTGGTCAGGTCGGTGGCGTTCCAGGGATCGAAGCCCACCATCTGCACGCTAAACTCCGCCGCC